TACTCGTATTTGGTATAATATCCACGGGTCACTCGAGGCTCCTTCACCGACTCCACGACCTGCGACCGAAAGACGGGCTTGACTTCAGGGTGCTCCATTGCTTATCGTTGTCTACGGATTGTTTCTTCCGTTTTAACCAAATGCCGTACGTGCCCGATGCCTCGATGGCGACGCGTGTCCGCAAGGCCGCTGCAACTGTGAACACCGACCCCGAGACCAAGTCCCGCACCTTTGTGGCTCCGACGAAAGATGGGTACATGTCTGCCCAGCTTCGGGCGTCCGAGGTCCAACGCTACATTGCCGGAACGGTGCTCGCGATTCCAGTCTGGACCTCTCCGCAGTTCGCCCGGAAGCGTTTCTCGGCGTAAAACAATGCCCACGCTCAGTGCCTCGGACTATACACGCTACCTGAAGCTGAAAAGTGCGGCAACCTCCTACCAGAACGGGAACGTCCCTCGGAAGATTCAGACGGGAGACCAGGTGGTTCCTGTCGCAAGCATTCTCAATGCCGAGGTTCTCGCCAGTCAGGCCGCCTTCGTCCTGAATCCCACGGTCACGAACATCGTCGGAAACGCCCGTGTCCAGGGTCAGCAGGTTGTCCAGACCCGGTCCAACCCTGATGCCCGCTCGACCGTCTCCTATGCAGGAATGTCCGGTGCACTGGGACCCTCGGTCGTCCAGCGCCAGGGTGGTGTCCCGGCGGGCTTCAAGTCCTCTACGAGCACCTATACGCGTCTCCCCCAGCAGGCGGGGTGGTAGTTACTCATCACTCTGACGCGCCAACTGCTTCCACGTTTCCTTACACACAGTACACCGATAGTACCACATCACGGTCTCGGCATCCAATTTGATGCCCTTGATGGAGGACTCTCGGCCCCGCGTCGAACACTGGCTGTTCGGGCACACCATCGTCGTGAACGTCGGCAGCGTGGGGTCAAACTCAATGTAGGGATTGATGGAGTACTGTGTGGACGTGTCCTGCTGGAGGGTGTGTTCATAGACGACAGGGTTCTCCTTGAGCACCTCTTCCTCGTACGGGCACGACCTGCACTTCAGGAACGCCTTCCCCTCGCGCTCCTCGATGGAGTAGAGCATATTGTTGCAGTCACGGCAGAACTTCATTGTGCTTGTCTTCCTCCGAGAGTTTGTCGGTCCGTTTTCGTGCGTTCAAAACGGATGCGTTGGTGGGAAGTTGTCTCGGAAGGTACTATGGCGACTCGTCTGGACCTCTTTCTGAATGGAAACCCGAATGGAAAGACGGACCGGGAAAAGGTCAGCAGGCAGGTCACCGACAAGGACAAGCCCTTCAGCCACTGGTCCTTCGAGAACCGCGAGAAGTGGATGATTACCGACGATGACCTGGACGAGTTCCTCAAACTCTACTGCGCCGACCTCCGCAACTGCAAGGCTCGCTTCCTCACGGAGAAGTCCACACCGGTCGGTCAGGTTCGCGTGGATTTGGACTTCAAGTACGCGGGACTCGTGGAAGAGCACAAGCACACCCAGGAGCAGGTCGTCGCCTTTGCGGGGGCGCTGATGGCGAAGCTCAAGCTCTATCACACTCTCCCCGAGAGCGTGGAGCTCTACGTGCTAGAGAAGGACCACCCGACCTACAACAAGGCCGACAATCTCTCGAGCTCCGGCATTCACATCCAGATTCCGGGCGTCAAGACCCGTGCGAGCATTGAGCAGGACCTCCGCCGCTCGCTCCTCAAGGACATGGAGACCTTCTTCCCGAACCTCGGATGCACGAAGCCCTGGGACGACGTCTATGACAAGCAGCCCCTGAGCCACACGAACAACTGGCCGCTCCTCGGCTCCAAGAAGAACACCGATGGCGCGCTTCCCTACAAGATTCGCTACATGCTGGACTGGGACCGGGAGACGGGCGAGCTGAGTGTCGACGAGAACGTCCCCGAGGTCATCACGCCGGAGCTTGTGAAGCGGCTGTCGGTGCGCTCGCGGAAGGACGAGGAGACGGAGCTGACGGACTTCGCGAAGGAGTCCTGTCGTCCTCCGGCCGAGGCTCCGGTGAACCGCTCGGTGTCTCGCGGACGCCAGATGGAGCGGACGCAGCCCGATTCACGCGGCTCGTCTCCGGGCCGTGGCGTCTACATCGCCCCGCTGACGGACGAATTCAAGGACTACGTCTACCGGCACGCGAAGAACCTCGGAGAGCATCGCTACAATGGCGACCACAATGACTGGGCGGCGTTTGGACAGTGCCTGAAGAACATCCACCCCGACCTGGAAGAGGTGTTCCTGGACATCATGGCGCAGACGACGGTTGCGGGTCGCGAGGCCAAGGCGCGGACAGCGTGGAATGGGTTCGTCCTGCGGGTGGAGGGCGACCGACTCGGCATTGGCAGTCTGCGGGCCTGGTCCAAGGTGGACAACTACGACGGCTATCTCGCGATTGAGTCCGACAATGTGGACCGCCTGGTGGATATTGCAGCGGAGACCACGACCGAGTACGACTTTGCCCAGGTCGTCCACGCGAAGTACCGGGACGAGTTCAAGTGCGCCGACTTCCGGAACAACGAGTGGTATCAGTACGACACGCACCTCTGGAAGCAGACGGACCACGGTGTCGAGCTTCAGAAGCGGCTTCCGCAGGCGATTTCTAAGCTCTTCGCGGACAAGGAAGCGGCCTGTCTCACGGCGATTATGACGCTCGGGCAGTGCGGGCACGCGAAGGAGCCGGACCCGTCCTGCGACACCTGCAAGGCGGAGATGCGGAAGAAGCTCTACTCGGCGGCCCGCCTCAAGCTCCGTCGCACGGGCTTCAAGGAGAGCGTCATGAAGGAGTGCCGCGTCCTCTTCTATGACAAGGAGTTCGCGAAGAAGCTGGATGACAACAAGCACCTCATCGCCTTCACGAACGGTGTCTACGACACCCTGACACAGATATTCCGCCCCGGCCAGTCGGAGGACTACATCAGCTTCTGCACGAACGTGGAGTATCGCCTGGACACCCAGTACCATCAGTTCGGCTGCTGGCCTGAGCTGGAACAGTTCCTCCACAGCATCCTCCCACACAAGCAGACCCGCGAGTACTTCCTCAAGCATCTCGCGACCTGTCTGTCGGGTGTCTTCACGCAGCGGTTCCACATCCTGACTGGCAGTGGCTCGAACGGCAAGTCCATGCTGATGAACTTGTGCGCGACGGCCTTCGGGGACTACTGCTACAAGGCGAATATCGCGATGTTCACCCAGAAGCGTGGAGCTGCGGGCGCTGCGAATCCCGAGCTGGTGCGCATGAAGGGCAAGCGGTTCGTCTTCATGTCCGAGCCGGATGAGGGAGAGCCACTCTCCACGGGCTTCATGAAGGAGCTGACGAGTTCCGAGAAGGTGACCGGCCGTGACCTCTTCAAGGGGTCCAAGGAGATGGTGGAGTTTGATGTTCAGGCCAAGTGCCATCTGGCGTGTAACGACAAGCCGAAGGTCAACTCCGCCGACGGAGGCACCTGGCGCCGTCTCAAGGTGATTGAGTTCACCTCCAAGTTCGTTGCGCACCCCAAGGCTCCGAACGAGCTGCCGATGGACGAGAGCATCATGCACAAGGTGCTCTCCAAGGAGTGGGCGGAGTGCTTCATGGCCTACCTCATTCACCTCCACATGGAGGGCCGGGGGCTGACGCGTCTCGCTCCTCCGAAGGAGGTGGATGCGTACACCAACGAGTACAAGGAGGAGTCCGACGCGATTGCGCGGTTCATGACCGAGCACTTCCATGCGAACGACGAGGCCATCACGGACCCCACAGAGGGATACGAGAGGGTGTCGTGGAGTGAGATTGCGACTGTGTTCAAGGACTGGAAGCGGCAGAACGAGGTGCATGTGGGAATTCAGGAGCTGCGGAAGCGCGTGGAGGCGCTCTATGGAAAGCTGCCCACCGGTGGATGGTCGAGCTTCCGGTTCGGAATGCTTTAATGCCCCTTGCGATGCTTGCCGCCCTTGTACTTGCGGCGGGTCTGGCGACGACGACGGCGTGCTCCCGTGGTGGTGGTGGGAGCAGCCGGAGGAGTGGTGTCTGTGACGACGGTCTCTGCGGGAAGGTCTGCTGCAGACGCCTCGCCAGGACAGACCTCGTCCTTTTTCGTCTTCGCTGCGTCATAGGCGGTCGTGGCCTTCGCGCACTTCTCAGCCTTGATTGCATCCGGGGACTTTCCCCAGTTGAGGGGGTTCGCGTAGGCCAGGGTAAAATAGTCTCCAATCCCGCCGCCGCGACGACGAGTCTTGCCCATTTGTACAAGGCACTCTACTTTTTTACGCAGTGCGGGAGGCCCCAATCTTGGAGAGGAAGTAGGTGCGGAGGATGCCGATGGTGAAGACGACGATGAAGAAGGACAGCATCAGCTGGATGAGCGAGGAGAGGAGCTCGCCAATCTTGAGGGTCGCGCCGCCGATGGTGACGGTGTACGCACCAACCCCCTTGCCTGCAGCCGCGGCGGGGGCGAGGATGGGCGTGATGATGCCCTCGGTCAGGGCCGTGAAGAACTTGGACACAACCCCGCCAAGGTAAATCGCCGCCGTGATGATGATGAGGTCCTTGGTGTCGAGCATTTTGTTTCTCTCTGCGAAAGTATTCTGCCCCTGAGAAAGGTTCGAGAGAGTAAACAATGCCGCGAGTCCCCGACGCATCGAGTGTGACGCGGCTTCGTGCGATTACCCCTGCAACTGTCCCCGACCCGACCAAGCGGTCTGCGTCCTATGTTCCGTCCCAGACCTCGCTCCTGTCGTCGCTCCGGACAACGACCCAGGGGCAGGCGGTGTATCCGGGCCAGTCCCTACTCTCCACCTCCGTGACCCGCGGGTATGTCAACTCTCGCCATCAGGGATACGTGCCTCCCCCGAGACCTCCACCGACTCCGTTTATTCTCATCGATGGCGAGGGGTTTAACTTTGTGAGCCTTGACGCCGCCCCCATCTTTGAGTACACGTTCGGAGCCGACGACCCCGCAAACGGAGTTCCTCCCGCCTCTACCGTTCAGGTTGCCTTTACGAACTTCGTCAACCTTCCCTCGGTGGTCTATGCCGGACTGAGCGACCTTGCCAATCCCGGGCGCGACCTTCTTGGAGGGGTCACCCTGTCGATTACACCGACGTGGAGCGGAAGCTCCTTTACGGCAAATGCGAACACCCCGGCGCTTACATCCGCGACCAGCGCTGCCTTCCCGACGACAGCCGTTGTTACTGTGAGGGGTGCCCCCACGACACCCACCGGGTTCGCGATTGTCCTGAAAGGACCCGCTCCTTGAGAGCCTTTCTTCCTACAACACAATGGATACACGCTTCTGGGGCCCGAGTGCGTGGCAGCTCTTCCATCTCATCGCGTTCCGGTCGGAGCACCCCGATGATGTGCTGAACGCCATGAAAGATATCCTCCCGTGTCGGTTCTGTCGCGAGTCCACAACGCAGTTCGTCAAGGAGCACCCGCTCCGCGGCGACCCCGGCAAGTGGCTCTACGACCTCCACAACCGCGTCAATGCCAAGCTCCGGAGGCAGGCCCAGGAGGACCCAACCGTCGTGGACCCCGGTGACGACCCGTCGTTTGAGGAGGTCCAGGCGAAGTACCTGGCGATGAAGCCGACTGCAGTCCCCGGACGGGATTTTCTGTTTGCGATTGCGACCAATTATCCGGATGCCCCGGAACCCGAGCAGATGGCAACGCAGCGGACGTTTCTCCACGCCCTCGCCAAGGTCTATCCCTTTGAGCGTCTGCGCAAGGTCTATGCCCGAACGGTTCGCGACCACGAACCGGCCCTCGGAAGTCGGACGGCCTATCAACGGTGGATGTATGGACTCCTGAAGGACCTCTCGACGGCGGTCGGCAAGGACATTCCGTCCTTCAAGGGCTATGCGCAGCACGTGGCCTACTACAAGAGTGGGTGTGCAAAGAAAACCTACCGCGGGAAAACCTGCAGGAAGCTGGCGGGAGGGGGTCGGACGAAAGACAGAGACCGTCGGACGACGTATCGTGTCTCGCATAGTCGGTTACTTTGAGCGCTTCTCCTTCAGCGCCTCCACCGTGCGAATGTGCTTGGTCGAATAGATGGATTGCTTCTTGTCCTTCGCGGACTTCTTGGACTCTTTCCGAGTCAGCGGTTGCGAGTCCATTGCCTTTCCTCCGAGGCTAGACTTTAAGCGCGACGAGTGCCGCGGCGGGTCTTACGACGCTTACCGCCGACAGACGCCGGGGAGAGCGCAGCGCCACCCTTGTAGGTCTTCTTGGCCATCTTGAGGACCTGCTTGAGGGACTTGCCCTTGTGGGCCTTCATGGTCTTCTTCACGTGGGCAAGCCACTTGGAGCGCTTGCCGGCAGCCTGGTCTTCGGGAGCAACGTCAGCCATTTTGTTTACAGGCTGCGACTTTCTTTTGCGACGAACCCGGGGGGTCCGGACAGGAAGAAGTTCCACTGGCAGCCGAACGCAAGGGGTGCCGAGGGATTTCCCACGAGAGTCTTGAAGCGGGGGTCGGGAGCCACCAGGACAAGGTTGTTCCGCGTGAAGCGCTTGAGGTCCTCCGGGTCGCGCGGCGACACCGCTTCCTGGTAGGACAGGCGGCGAACGGTCGAGTCAGACCAGTTGAAGTTGAGGAGCGGCTCCAGGGCGGTGCCATTGACGGTCCCACCGGACACGAGGAGGAGTTTGTTCTTGAGGTGGGCGAGCGGCGCCGTGGCGAGGTGCTTGTCCTGGAGGAGGAACTGCCGGGGAATGGTCGTGAGGTGCTCGGCGACCTTGTCAATCGTCACCGTGCGGTCGGTATGGAGGACCATCGACAGAATGAAGGGGTCGTCCGAGGGGAACGCATCGTTCGCGATGTCGACGCAGACACTCTCAAAGGAGACGTTGTCGATGGCCACGTTGCTTCCACCCGTCTGCGGACTCAGGGCCACCACGGGCTGGTCGCGTTCATCCGAATAGATATGGACCTCCAGGAGGCGGATTCCTCGCTTGAGGGCGGACGGGATATCCTCAAAGACAGAGCCCGCGGCCATGAAATCACAGAGACGGCCCCTGCGTGGTGCAACGGGGTGTTTCTGCGTCCAGGTGTCATAGAGAAGGTACACCAACACCGCCGCCAGTAGCGCAGGCAGAAGCGCGTTCATTACTCTTTTGCGGGAGATTCCTTTGGCATCCGAAACAGGAAGTTGCGGAAGGCGTTGATGACCTCGTCGGGAATTCGAGCATCCATCGGAATCTCCAGGAGGCACGCCAGGTGAAAGTACAGACAGTAGACGCCGCACTCGGAATCCTTGTACTGGTGCCGTGTCTTGTTGAAGGTGAGCTTCATGCCCTTGCTATGGGTCTTCGTCGCATCCCACTGCTGCTTCCAGCGCTTCATCAGCGTGCGAATCTCCGGTTCGGGGGTCTGGGCATACGAATCAAAGTAGGTCATGCGAGGATACTCCAGCTCCGGGCGGATGTCACAAAAGACAGCCACCCAGTGCTGCCCAGGGCCATCGTGCGGGTCCGTGTTGATGACGATGCCAATCCGGTGCTTCCCGGACTCGGCGAGCTTGTCCAGCTTCATGGAGCAGAGTGCGGACACCAGGCATTTCTGGGTTTCGTCCTTCAGGTCAAAGTCCATCGGGACAGAGCCCACGTAGTGATAGTCCGGAACCATCTCGACGAAGAGCTTCTTTTCTGCGGCATCGATGTCCGTGGAACTGAGCCACTCGTGGCGATTCACGGCCCATTCCTTGGGGGCCTTGGGGCGCTTCATCAGCGAGGTCATAATACACTCGGCCTGCCCCGTCTTGCAGTGGGACCACATGCGGCGCTGGAGTTCCTCCCAGGTGGCCTCGGCATCGCCCCCTTGAATGGGGGGCTCGCGCGGATGATGCTTGGTATAGACCTCCTTGAGTCGGTTGACCTGGTCTTCATCGAGCCACGACATCCTTGTTCAAAACGGATACTTTCCGCGCGGAGACTGAGACAAGCACAATGGACTCTCTTGCAACCCCGCTTCGCCGCTATGTGGACATCACCAAGCGCCTCGCAGACCTCAACGCAAAGGCACGAGACCTTCGCGATGAGCGCGGGTCGGTGGAACTCGACCTCGCTGCGGTCTACAACGAGCGGGCCGGAGCCGAGATTCCCCAGAAGATTGCGCTGAACCAGTCCAAGATGATGTTTCTGGTCAAGAAGCCCGGAGAGTGGAAGAAGGGCTGGACGCTCTCGAAGAAGCAGCTGGAGGAGTACCTGCGTGACATCCTGCCCGAGCACGGCGAGGATGTTATGCGGGAGATTGTGGTCCGCCACGAGCGGAAGCTGCTTGCGACGGACTATGCGTTTGACCTGAAGCCCTTTGATGAGGAGGAGACGACTACTTAAGAGGAATGGCAGGAGGACGAGTGGGAGGGGGTGGATGGGTCAGGCAGTGTTCCATCTGCCGGACAAGGTCCTGAAGTGTATTGAGAATCTCCTGTGTCTGAGCGAGGTTCCGCTCAGGCAGAAACCCATATTGAAGTCGAGTCAGGTGGACAACCACCGACCGATTCACCTCTACAGCGCGGCTGGCCAGGAGCATCATGGGCTTCACCATCAAGGTCGCAAGTATGGTATACCCCTATACAATTTTTCACGTGAAAACCGACCTACGCGCGGCGAGCGGGGAGACAGACAATGGACACCTATTGCCCCTACAATCCGAGCAACCGCCGGTTCACCGAGACGGACATTCATCGCATCCTCCACCGCTATGGGCTCCCCCACTATCGCGTGCAGAAGCCGGCCCTCTTCCAGACGGCGATGGTCCACACGACCTACGTGCGGCGAACGGAGTATACAACCCCTGACGGACGTCCTGCGCAACTCGCGCCGTGTCCCTCGGGTGTCATGCCGCTGCAGGATGAGTCGTACGAGTGTCTGGAGTTTGAGGGAGACTCCGTGTTGGGCGTCTGCGTGGCCACGTATCTGCGCCGGAAGTATCCAGAGCGGAAACAGGGCTTCTTGACGGATGCGCGCAAGGAGCTCGTCAACAATGAGCGAATTGGCGTGCTGTCCAAGGAGATTGGGCTGAACAAATTCTACGTCATCAGTCGACACAACGAGGAGTCGACCGCGATTGATGGGCGAAACAACACGAAAAAGCTGGGGGACATCTTCGAGGCGTTCCTCGGGGCGCTCTGGGCAGACTGTGGACATCGATTCACCATCGTGTACGCCTTCGTCCTTGCGGTGCTCGAAGCCCATCTGGAGATTGAGGAAGTCGTGACGTCCGCGACGAATTACAAGGACTTGTTCCAGAAGCACTGCCAGAAGGTCTTGGGGTGTACGCCGACCTATGTTATGCTCTCGAACGATACGAAGAAGGGTGAGATTCGGGTGGCGGTCTGTGATGCCTCAGGAACGCATCTTGCGTACGGAGCGGGAGCGACGCGAAAGAAGGCGGAGCAGGCGGCGTGTCGTACGGCGCTTGGTGCGGCGACGACGTGAGCGCCCTCCCTTCGGAAGTGGCTGTCCTTCCGAGGCCAGCGCGGGAGCGGGAGGTTGCCCCTCGACAGTAGAGGGGCGAGGAAGGTTTGCATTCTGTCGTTGGGGAAGGCGAACGGGGTCTTCAGGTTCATCGGGACCAATGACGCCCCAGTTTGGATACATTATGCACTCCGGAGACGTTTTTGTGTGGTGAGGCGGCCCTTCCGATAGCGCTTAATCGTCCGACCGCGGGGGTGGAGAAGCGTGGTGGTGCAGATGGCAATGGCCGCGGATTCCGCGTTGGAGCCCTTGCGGGCCTTGACCGTCTTGCGAACGGACTTGACGCAGGAGCCGAACCGTTTCGTCTGGGACTTGCGACGGCCCCCGAACAGCCTCCGGGCAATGGGAGCGTGCTCCTGGGGATGGAGCAGCTCCTCCAACGCATGGAGCGCACGATAGAGAGCCTCGACGCTCGGGGCGGCCTGGACCGGAGACACCAGGTCCTGGTAGTTCGCAAGCAAGATTTGCTGGGGAGGACTGAGATGCCCATCTCCCTCATGCAGCGCAGTTGTCGCTTCATTGTACATCTGCTGAAGCGCACTGAGCACTTCATTGACCTTCGCAGTCGTCTGGGTCTCGAGGACCTCCCTCTGCCACATCGCAAATACATTCGTATAGCCTCCCCGACGCCGACGCCCACCCTCAAGGTCAAACTCGGCGAACGCATTGCCCAGCGGGGGCGGGATAATGACAGGAGCTGGCCGAGCCGCCCGATTGGAGACGACTTCAACCAGGTAGTCGTAGATTGCCGAGACGACCCTAGGGTTGTCGCGCGCCTGACCCCGCATCTTCCGGAGAAACTCCTCTAGGTCGTAGAGGGTCTCATCGGGAAGGCCTCGGTCTCCTGTAAGGAGGTCGTCCATAACGTTTTCCATCACCCCCACAGCCCTTGGGTGCGCCCGCAAATCTAGGAGAAGGTCAGCAAAGGACTTGGCCATTCTTATCTCTTCCGGTAGACAAATGTCCGACCCCAAGGAGACCGAAGCGGACTGGACGAAGGGCATCAAGAGCGAGACCGTGTGCCAGTATTTTTACGTGTTGTTCTTCATCATCGCCGTCTATGCAGGACTTATCGTGCTCTTCGATGTCTACCTGGCCGTGACCTACCCGAAGGTCGGCTGGACGGCAGCCGTCCGCACCCTCCCCGTCCTCGCCATCGCCGTCGCCAACGCGCTGTTCCTCTACATCCTCTGTGCGCGCAGTCTTCTCAAGGAGAAGTTTTCCTTCTGAAGGTATAAACAAATGGGCGGTGGTCTCCTTCAGCTTGTTGCCTATGGTGCTCAGGATGCCTATCTCTCGGGCAATCCGCATATCACGTTCTGGAAGATTCTCTACAAGCGCCACACCAACTTCGCCATGGAGGCCTTCCGCGTGAACTTCACCGGCGCGCCCGTCTACGGCCAGCGCCTCGTCGCGACGGTCAACCGCAATGCTGACCTGATTTGGAAGACCTACGTGGAGATTACCCTCCCGAACACGGACGGGGCGGAGTATGCGACGGACATTGTTTGGTCCGCGGGACACGGGCGCCGCCTCGGGTATGCACTCCTCCAGCAGATTGAGGTGGAGATTGGCGGCCAGATTATCGACCGCCACTACGGCGAGTGGCTCTACCTCTGGGAGACCCTCACGTCTGACTATGATACCGCGTGGAAGCTCGATTCCATGACCGGCGGCCCCTATTCGGGCAACGTCACCAGTGTCACGACGGCGGATGCCTGCGGCGGTCGCCCCAAGGTGCTCTACGTCCCCCTCCAGTTCTGGTTCAACCGCAACCCCGGCCTTGCGCTCCCGCTCATTGCCCTCCAGTACCACGAGGTTCGCTTCAACATCACCCTCAATGAGGCCGTCAACCTCGTCTCCGCGAACTCCCAGGCGGGCTCGGGCAACACCACGGTGAGCTACGCGGCGTCTCGCCTCCCGGCCATCGCCGACATGGCGCTCTACATGGACTACATCTACCTCGACGTGGAGGAGCGCCGTCGCTTCGCCCAGGAGAGCCACGAGTACCTCATCGAGCAGCTCCAGTTCGAGGGCCAGCAGCAGATTACCTCGTCGTCTGAGCGCATTGACCTCACCCTCAACCACCCCGTCAAGGAGCTCATCTGGGTCTTCCAGGACGCGCGCAAGACGGACTGCGGCGACACCACCCTCACGGGCATCACGCTATCGGCAGCCGCGAACGGCGGAACGGCAGGCGCGGTCACGGGCACGGCGAGCTCGTACACCCAGCCCTTCTCGTACAATGACATCGTCAACCGCTGCCGCCTCCAGATTAACGGCCAGGACCGCTTCGCGGAACGCTATGGCGACTATTTCTGGAAGGTCCAGCCCTACCAGCACCACACGGCCGGTGGCACGTCGGCGTGGTCCAGCGACGCTATCTCGGCGACCACCCCCATCAACGTGTACTCCTTCGCCATCCAGCCCGAGGAGCACCAGCCGTCTGGCACCTGCAACTTCAGCCGCATCGACAATGCAACGCTCGTGTTCGACAGCATCACCACGGGCGTGGCGGGCACCTTCCCCAGCAAGGCGTTCCCGTATAACTTCCGCCTGTATGCCGTCAACTACAACATCCTCCGCATCATGAGCGGTATGGGCGGCCTTGCGTATTCTAACTAAAGGGGAAATGAAAGTGTTGATGCTGGTGATTTCCAGCGATACCTACCCCGTGTACAGCCACCATCGTGAGGTCTGGCGGACCTACATGAAGTCGCACCCGGACATTGAGTGCGTGTTCATCGAGTCCCGCCCCCTTGTTTTCGTTCCCACACTGACGTCAGACACCCTGACGCTCCGCGGACTTGAACGGTATGGAACCATCCTTGGAAAAACGATAGAGGCGCTGCAGTACTTTCTCACGCGCCGGAGGTACGACTATGTGGTCCGAACAAACCTGTCCTCGGTCTGGGATTTCAAGGAACTCCTGCGGTCTCTCGAGACGCGGCCTCGTGAGCGGGTCTATGCTGGACAGTGTGGAGTGAATCCGGAGACAGGACTGGAGTTTGCGTCGGGGGCAGGGATTCTGATGAGCGCAGATGTTGCGCGGACGCTTCTCGCCAACCAGCGGATTGCCCTGACCCTTCCCGCCTTTGACGATGTTGCGATTGCGAAGGCTCTCCTTGCCTCGGGACTTCGTCCAACTCCACTTCCCCGCGTGGACTTCATCAGTCTCGCGCAGTACGAGGCGCACCACGACAAGATTCCTCCCGGGTCATTTCATTACCGTGTGAAGCATGAGGACTACCGTGGGACTCGCATGGAAGAACCCGTCATCATGCGCCGCCTTCTGCAGGAGCATATTTACGCGACCTAACACAATGCAGATTCCCCGCATCTACTGGTACGTTCTCTTGATTGTCATGATGGAGACGATGGCGATGTCGTGCTTCAAACGAAGCACCGACAGCACCGCGTGGTTTGCCGCGGGCGTTCTCTTCTATGCGATGGTGGGCTATCTCCTTCGACTGACGTTCAACTCCAGTGGAATGGCGATGACGAATGCGCTGTGGTCCGGGCTCTCGGTTGTGGCGACAACCGTTGTGGGCACGCTGCTCTTCAAGGAGGTGCTTCACCTCCATGATTTCCTCGCAATTGCGCTCATTGCGGGAGGTGTCATGATTCTCAAGGTGACGGACTAACGGGGTAGCGCCGAAGCCTACCCTGTTCGAGTTGATACAGCCAGACGGCCTTCAGCTCGTCCGTTCCCTCAAAGGCAACAATATAGCTCTGCGGAGTGACGAGGCGTTCCACGGCTGCAAATGATGTGAAGAGACGAAGGTCGTCCCACCCGAGGTCTCCGCGAGGAAGCAGCACGTATATCATGCTTTGCTGTCATACTTCGTCAGCCGTGTATTTGGTTTGCAGGGTCCAATCCCCATCGTCTGCTGGAGCATGACGGGGGCTGGGACACCGCGACCCGGACACCGCGAGTGGTCGTACCCCAGAATGTGGCCGACCTCATGCGTGACCATGTACTGGCGATAGGCTTTGAGCGAGAGCTTGCTCTCCCGGGCCCCTTCGCCCCACCGCTTCGCATTCAGATGGACCTCCCGTCCATTGAATTCGGCGCAGGACAGTGCAGCATCACAGCCCAAGGACTTCATCGCGGAGAACGGCGTCAGATGGATGACCATCTGCGCTCTGGAGACTGAACTCGGAACAAACGTGACACCCCGAGAGACCCAGCCGTCGGGGTCTGCAAGGTAAATCGCAATCTCCCGCGCAAACTGCTCCGGGTCATAGACGACCCCAGGGTCAACCACGGTGGCGTAGCGCATTGTCTTCAGAACAGATTTTCAGTTCAGACCCGGACAACCAGCAATGCTCCGTCGTGTCTGCTCCCTCCCTCCCCAACTCAAGAGTCTCTGTGAGTCGGGCTGTCTCTATCGCAGTTCAACCCTCCGCCATCTGGCGTGCCCGTCGGCAACCAAGCACGAGCTCTGTGTGGCTCCCTGTACGCCGACGCCGTGCCCCTGTACGAAAACCGACCTCGTGGTCCAGACAAAGACACCTGCACCAAATGAAGTGCCCAACCTGTAAGAAGAAAAGCCACCTGGAGTTCAAGTGTAAATGTGGTGGTGTCTACTGTACAGCGTGTCGCACTCCCGAAGTGCATGGATGCTCGGTCAAACCCGAGCCTGTCAAACTCGTCAAAGTCGTTGCAGAGAAGGTGGAGAAGCTCTAGACGTACGGCGGCTCACCGCCCGGCGGATGGTTGGGAGGAGCGTCCTCTAAGTTGCCCATCAGCGTATCCATGAAGCGCTGCATCGTGCGGAAGGAGATGTTCCTGCGGTCCAGGACACAGCCCACAGCGTCTCCCTCAAGATTTAGAATTTCAACCTCGAGGAGAGACTCCTCTGCGGCCCAGACCTGAACCCGCCAGCGGGTCGGAACATCCGGGTCGGGAAGAATGCGCCAGTTCAGCTGGGGCTGAAAGCGAGTGAGTGTGTCTGCAAGTGCGTTGTGAAGGTTCCTCATTCTGATGCGGATGGTTTTTCTCGCGAGAATACAATCCGTTTTATGAACGTTCTGCTCGAAGCGATTGTCATCGGTCTGGTTCTCCTCCCCCTCTATTGGGTTGCTGAGAGGGTTGTGGGCTCGTATGGAAAATGGGTCACCGTCTTCGTGGCGGGCGCGGCCTTCCACCTTCTCTTTGAGGTCGCCGGCCTCAATGCCTACTACGTCAAGACCAAGCGGATATGAGAAAACGTCTCCCACCCCTGAGGGACGCTCTCATTCCCGCCGCCCATTTATGGTGTTTGGTTTAGGTTGACTTCCAGTTGCTGTACTGGCAGTCCGTCGAACAGAAGCCGTTTGTTGGTCCCAATCCAGTCAAGTCGTCTCCGCAGTCGCGGCAGTGGTTGTCGCAGCGGGTCCCGAGGAGGAACGGTCGCGTGCAGCGGTCGCAGGCCTCCCAGTCGTGGATGCATTCGGCGCAGAACCATTCCCCTCCGACCTTGGCCGCATACATCAGGATGTCCTCGCCGCAATCGGCGCAGACCTCCTCCTCCAGGCCCTGGGCCCTATCCTCCGCCTCGCGCGCCTCATAGTCGTCCAGCCACTGCTGGTACTCCTCGTCCTCCTGCTCGAGCTCGTTGCCGAGGACCTTGAGCAGCGTGGTCCACTCCTCGTTGCACGCGGTGCAGATGTAGCTGTCGGGCTCCGTCCACGGGACGAGGCAGACGCCGTGGGAGAGGCAGCGGGCGCAGGTAAAGCGGTGCGCGAGCAGCGAGCGGGCGACATATCCGCGCCAGACGGCCTGGATGACGGTCGCGGCCGGGGAGTACTCGGACTCCTCGAACTCGCGAACCTTGCCGTACCAGTGCGCGGCGACGCGCCACCGCTTGGGGCCGCGGCGGACCTCCTCGTCGAGGGCGGTCCACTCACCGATGTCGGAGCCGTACTTCTCGGGCTCGTTCACCATGTCCTGCCAGACGCGCCAGTTGCGCTCGTCGTCGGGCATCGGCTGTCCCATCGTCGCCGGCTTGGGCGACTGGAACTCTGCGCGGCGGCCGCTCATGTCGTTCGCCCAGGCGAGGGCGGAGACGAGGGCCGGGCCGTTGCCACGCAGGCGGGTGAAGTAGGCGTTGACGCACGCGAGCCACTCGGGCTCGGGCATCCGAAGAAGCGCCGTCTTCCTGTTCTGCTGCTCCTCGTACAGCATATCGCCCCACGGCATGTTGCAGTGAGCGAGAGTCTCCATTGTCAAGGCTGAGTGTGTGCTTGAAAGAGAGTGAGAGAGTTGGGGGTACCTTCCCCCTCTCCCTGGAGAATCCCAATCCGTTTTTGTCAGTAACTCTCGCAGGAGCACCGGCGCCGGCGGTGCCGCGGGGGAGAACTGGGCGGGCTCTGGGCGGGCGTCTGGAGCGGGTCGGCAACGCTCAGGGACTCAGCCCAGCTGGGTGTGTAGGGAGAGCGCCCAATCTGGGCGGCGTACGCGTCCTGCACCTGCTTGGCGAGGACCTCGGGGAGTCCGTGGGGGTAGTAGGCAAGCATCACCGTTCGACGCGTCTGGACCCGCTGGTCCGACTCGCTGAGCGTCTCACTGAAGCGGTCGTAGACGTGGAAGTCTGCACCATACGCAGAGGCCAAGCGATAGAGCACATCCGTGTTGTGCACCACCGCATAGACAGAGACAGGAGGAAGGGCAGAGACTCCGCCGAAGAGCTTGGTTCCGATGCGGGTATCAAAGAGAGGCTCCTCCTTGACCTTGGAGTAGCAGGCCGTGTAGGTCCAGAGCGGAACCTCGACATCCTTGGGAGTCGCCGCAGTCTGAATCTTCGCCATCAGTGTCGCGAAGGTGCTCTCCTTCTGCGGAACAAGGAGGTCAAGCAGGTAGGCGTAGAGAAGGTCTCCATAGCGGTCGTAGCGTTGCCGAGCGAGAGTCTTGGCGCGCGCAGTCCACGCATCGCGAAGGGTCGGGAGCATGTCGGAGGCAAGGCCGTGGGTGCGAATCTCGTCCAGCATTCTGTATACCCGGCTGGACAGAGGGGGGTCCCCTATCCGTTTTTTACTGACAAAAACGGATGCAATCGCGCTAGGGAAGAGTGGAATGTACCCCCCAACACTCACACACACATCAAGCAACCATGGCTTCTCTCGCTGCACTCATCACTGCCGCAATCATCAAGGTCGCTGCGACCAATCCCGCGATGGACCGCGAGGACGGCCCCACTGCGGACGAGGCGCGTGATGCATTTACGGAGGCCCTGCTCATCGAGCTCGGCCTGGCCCCGACCCCGGTTGCCGCGCACGCGCCGGTCACGGAGGCCAAGACGGTGGAGACCGTCAAGAAGACGCCCAAGAAGCGGGCGGCCAAGAAGGCGCCGGAGGTCGAGGCGGACGTCGTTGCCGCGCTCACGGCTGCGGTCGCGGAGCTGACGGTCGCTCCGGCTGCAGAGGAGCCCAAGCCCAAGAAGGCCCGCAAGACCAAGGCCGAGCCCAAGGTCGAGCCCGAGCCGGTGCCCGTGCCCGCGTCGAACGCAGGCGCCGGAGCCGAGCCCGTCGTGGCCAAGAAGAAGCCCGGTCCCAAGGCCAAGGTCGTCGAGGAGCCGGCCGTCGCACCGGCCGCGGAGAAGAAGAAGCCGGGACCCAAGCCCAAGGCCAAGCCTGAGGGGCCGGTCAACGTGGAGAAGCTGACGCCGACCCACAAGAAGCACATCAAGGCGATTGCCGAGGAGCTTCACGTCACCGTCGACGACAAGGGCTTCCTCGCCTACGCGAACGCGATGTCCGCGGAGCAGTGGGCAGCCCAGGCGCTGGATGACCACATCCGCGCGTTTGCCAGCCCGACGACCTCGGAGCTCGCGCCGCCGCCGACGGAGTTCCTGGAGGTGGAGTTCAACGGCAAGGACTACCTTGTGAACCCGGAGACGAACTTCATCTACACGGTCTCGGACGGCCCGACGGTGAAGGCGCGCACGCACGTGGGCGTGGTTGGCATGCTGGAGTTCAAGGACATGGAGATTCCCGAGGCGGACGAGTAGACTGTACAGACCCATACAACCCATAAAAAGACCCTCTCCATAAAAGGCTCTGCCCCTCAGGGGTGGGAGGCAGACCTTTTTCGCTTACTCGCACGGGCAGTTGCTCGGCGTGACGACGTCTGGAGGATAGGGCGCTGCGAAGGAGCCGAGGGGCTCTGGTGCATTGACGCGCGTGTCGCGGGCGTTGATGGCCGCTGCAACCTCGGTGTAGTCGCGAACCAGTGCGGTATACGCTCCGGCCCCAGTCTGCTGTCGAACGATGCGGGGGATGTCGCAGATGAGGGTAAGCGTGAAGGTCGTGACGTTATTCGCTCCATCCACCGCGTAGACCGTGAAGCTGTGGGTCCCCGTTCGCATAGAGGACCCTGAGACAGAGTGCTTGGAGGAATCCCACGTGAGTCCGACGGGGAGAGACGACACGAAATAGGAAATGGGGTCGGTTCCCGTCGCCGTGAACGTGATAACGGGAATGGGCATGTACTGCCAGACGACGTAGGTGGACTGTGCGGGGCTGATGAAGACCGGGCCGAGTGTGGGAAGGGGGAACGTGATGGTCGTGCTATCGGGGCCTGGGTCAATCGTCTGGGCCACATACGAGTAGAAGCGAGACGAGGATGTCACTCCCGACATCGACCCGCCCGTCATCGTGGCTGAGGTCCAATCGGACAGAAGTGGAGTATCGTAGGGATGCGAATAGAGCGTCGGTCCCGACACAGACCCAATTTTCCAGTCCGTTTCATCAAACCCAATGGGCGCAAGCGGGCCCGATGGATACACGTCCGTTGCAGCTGCAAATCCGGCCGGGGGGAATACGATTGGAGTCCAGTTGATGCCATCAAAGGACGTGGAAATGCCGATGGTATACGGGAGCGATGTTCCCGTCAAGCCCACCACAATCCACGCCCCTCGCGCATAGAGAAGCTGATAGGCATTGCGGACAAAGGGACTTACCGCTGGCGACCACGTTGCGCCTTGGTCGAGCGAGTAGACAATCGTCGTCGCATCTCCCATGTAGGGGAGGTCGATTAGGGATGGATAGAGACTGGACCCCACCGCAAGCCAGACCGACTCCTGGTCCACAGAGAAATCCGCCACCTCAATCAGCCCAGTTGAGACTGCAGACCAGGTTGCTCCCTCGTCCTCCGACCGAAGCACTTGGTTCCCGCCCAGCAGAAGAACGCCGTCCTTGTACGCGAGGGCCATCCCTCCGTTCAAATAGGCATTGCTTGTGGTGTAGGAGGCTGGGTTCCCCTCGCGGTCTGTGAAGCCATTCGTTGTCACTTCGGTTGCAGTGGGCCAGGTGAGCCCATCGTTCGTGGATTTGAAGACATAGGCGGACCGACTCCCATTCGAGAGCGTGCCCGCAATCCACCACGTTGAGGTTCCTGGCTTGTTGACAACGGCCGTGAACCGAGGGTCGTAGCCCACCGCATTGCTCACGACAACCGATGTGAACGAAGACCCGGTCATCGAGCGAAGGACGGTACTGCTCGACGTCGGGACGAGATAGACGTTCGA